GATGCCTTGCGGGCCGATCAATGAGCGCCAGGTGCCATCGGGCTGCTTGACCTTGACGTCGGATGACACGGGGCTAAGGGATCACCCAGATGTCACCGGCCAAGGCCGCGCCCGGTTCGCCAGCTTGCGCATAGACCTGGACGCTCCGGCCATCAACTCCGGCGTTGCCCTGCGGACCCTGGGCGCCGGTTGCGCCGGTGACTGAGGCTCCGGCCGATCCGGTTGCGCCGGTACTTCCAGTGCTTCCAGCAGCCCCGGTACTTCCGGCTGCGCCCGCCGCGCCGACAAGAGAGACCCACTGCCCGTTTGGGAGTTTCAGTTTTACATCGGCCATAGTTTTAAGGGGTTATCCACACATCGCCTGCCGCCGCTTCTTTCGGAGCCATCGCCTGAACGAATATCTTCCGTTCCGGAAGCGACTGTGAGTTCACCCACACGTCGCCGGGCATTGCTGCGGACGGCGGATCGGCCTGATCGAACACGACGCGTTCACGGATCGCTGGACTGGGCTGAGGCTGAGCGGATGGATTCTTCACCACCGTCTTTGGGATCGTCGTGGACTTTCGGATCACGACGGGAGACTTTACGGATTCTCCAGCGCCGTCAAGCGCCGTTCCAGGTCGGTCATGCGGCTTTCGATCTCCGCGTCCCTTCGCCGTATTGAGCCACGGACTGTTTCCCAGAAGTTGATCCACTCATCCTCCCACTTTGCCAAGGCTGGAAACCTGTCCACGGCATCTTGTGGAAGCTTCGGCGGCGTGGCCGGCAGGTCCACCGGAGCGACATCGTGCGGAGCAGGTTTGCGGGGCAGGGGCATGGGTTGAATGACTACGTCTTTCTTCGGACGAACGACGCGCTTTTTACACCTGATATATCGTAGCACCTTGCGACCAATTCCAGAGCGTTGTCGATTCCGGATTCCACGGCGATTTGGTCAGCAAAGTAAACCTCCCGGTAATGCAGCGCGACCAGGTTTTCATCCGCTGGAACGGCTACGCTCATCAAGGTGGCCGGCGATTCCACCGGGTTCCGAGTTCCAAACAGCGTAAATGTCAGAGCGGTTGCCGGGGACTTCGAGGAAAGAATCGGGACGAAACTTCGGATGTCTTTCTCCGACGATGAACTGCCGAAACTGCTGAGACCGCTCCGCAGGCGGGACGGGTAGGAAAGTTTCGTTGCGGAGTATGGGTTAGCGTCCCTGCGGTAGAAGATTTGCTTTGCGCCAGAGAAAACGTCCGGGTCGTTGATTAACCCGTACAAGAGAACCACGCCGCGCGGAGTCCCGAGCAAAAAGAAATCAGATGTTTCTCCGACAGTGGCGCCGGCTGCCGGTCGCTTCACGGACGCCGCGGCGGAGATCATCGCGTCACTGGTGGAAACGGTCCACGGTTGACTCATGTACTCAAGGCACAGAACCAGGTCGCTTCCGGTGTACGGGAAGTTCCCAAAGAAAATTTCCTTACTCAGAATGTTGTTCGCGGCGAAAATCCACTTTGAATTCTCAAGGGATGCCTTGGAGAAAAAAAGATTCTTGCAAGCTTCAAGCTCCGGTATCTCGACCGGGACATCGTCCATCGTCCGGAAGGCGTAGAAGGAATTCCGACCGGCGTAGATGTGCTGGGCGCTGCCGCCGTACACCTGGCGCCCCTCGTTCACCATGATCAGAGTGTTCCTGAAATACAGACAATGGGAAGCCGCGACCCGGCGGAGTTGGAACGCGAATGGGGCAGCCACATCGCCAGTGTAGCGGGCCAAGGCGATCGCCGTATCCTTGTAGATCACCAGGCTCCCGTCCAGTTCCAGCATCTTGATAATGGCCGATGAATCGTCCTGAAGATATTCGAATCCAACGATCGAAGCCACCGCATCGGCCTTCTCAACAGGAGACCCGCGCACCGCCGTTGCCGCGCGCTGGTCCAGGGCGATGACACGATGCGCCGCGACGTAGAGGACCGTTGCCGTGAGGTTCCCACCGGCGATCCCGGCGCCGGAAACGAGAAGCTGGTCGCCGATGGCGATGGACTTCGCCGGCTGGTCCAGCTTCAGGATGAACCCGTTCAAATCCATGCTGCCTTTGTACACCGGCCCGAACCTCGTCGGCAGATCATTCATGCTCCAGATAAGCTGGTAGCCGATCCGGTTGATGAACTGCTTCTCCGTGTAAGCCGCGTAGGTCGCCGGGTTGTCGATGCCGATGATCTGGGAAGCGATGTTCATGTCGAAATCGACGTACACGTGGGTTGAGTCGATGAACCGGACGATCCTGCGCTCCGTGCCATCATCCCATGAAATGTTCCGGCCCACCATGTCCGCCGTGAAGATCGGTGCCGCGGCCGTGACGATGAAATCCGGAGACCCAGACGCCGAGGTTGCCACTGGCTCGGAGATGATAAAGAAGGAAAGGCCCGCGAACGCCTCCGGGGCATTGTCCGTGAGAATGACGTGGGTGGTGTTCGTGTAGGTCGCGATGATCGAACTCCAACCGTTCACGTAACGGAGCCGCTTGCCCACCATAGGAGCGGAGAATACCGGTGCTGACGCCAGCACGTTCGGGCTGCCCGACGCCTGCGTCCCTGAGATCGTTCCAGAGAATAGCGACCCGGTCTGAGCCGCCTTGGTCCGGAGCATGAACCGTTGCGGCGTGGTGTCCGTCCCACCGCTCATCAACATCCTCCTGGCGGTGATAAACCCGATCGTGTCCTGGGCTGTTCCGTTTTCAAATACGATGGTCCGCCCGGCATCTGACGCGGAGAAAAAATCCTGCGTGGTCTTCGCTTCCCATGATCCGCCGCCCGGATCAGGCATTTCCCCCAGCATCGCCCCGCTGCGCCGCACGCCGATCGGATCAAAAAGTTCCAGCAGTTTTTCGAATTGGATCTCCGAAATATCACCGGCCATGAGGATGCCGAAGAATTCCGCGATGCAACCCACCGCCGCGTAGCAGGATTCACGAAGCTCGTACACCGCTTTGGCCGTCAACTCCTCCACTCGATACGAGAACAGCGGGTCACGCCCGTTGTTGAACACCGATGTTCCATTGATGCACACCGCTTCCCAGCGCTGGGCATCAGGCGAGAAGCCGCTGGCAATGACGATCCATTCTCCGGTGCTACCGGCAAAGACTCCGGCATCAAAGACACCATCCTCGAACACGTCGCCGTTCTCCAACGCCGCGAACCGGTACAACGTCGTCGGGGTTCCGACGATCAACGCGCGCTGGCCGTTTGGTCTCCGGGCTTCGTGTATGAGCGTCAGTGGCGCATATTCGTAGAGAGCGTAAGTCCGCGCTTCCCCGATGGCATCGCCCTTCGGGTAAATCCAGATTTGATCGGCGGCAGCTTGAACCAGAGTTGCTGTGATCAAATCGCCTTCGCCGTCACCCGGGCCATTCACGGCATGATCTTCGTGAATACCCGCCACGTAGAGGTAGCTCCAGCCTTTCTTGACCGTGAGCTTGTCGGCTACACCAGGCCAGTTGCCAGATGCCGCGATGTTCGTTGGCGTCTGGTAGGGAAAAGGTTGATTCCCGATGGCAACATCTGGATTAGCCCAAAGGTAATCATGGCCCTCGCGGCGGCACTCCCGTTCAAGGTATCGGCGGAAGTTGAGTTTGGCGGAATAATTTACCGGACCCGCCGTGTCGTCGGAGAGGTTCGAAAGAAGGGCGCCGCCCTGGGGTGGCCGCAACTCGATCGCGTCATAGCGGAGAGGCATGGTCGTCTAAGGAAGGCTCCATCGCGCTTTGAGGTAGCCCGTGTATAAGCTCTGAACGTCTGCTTGCGAAAGCAGCGTTCCGTAAACAAGAAGCTCCGCGATATAGCCCTTGAAGTTTTGGACTCCCAAGATGTTGTATTCCCCAATTCTGGACAAATTCATCGGACCAGGGGAAAGACCGCCAGCGCTTATGTCAATCCCGTTGTTGCTGTAAAACTTTACATTTGTGACGGCGTCTTTTGCATAAACAACGAGCTTGGGATCACCGATTGGTGTGGGCTGATCGAGTGAGTTTATGCCAATCGGTGGATTGCTCCCATCGAACATTGATATTCCGATAGGGTTCCCAAAAAATTCTTGCTGCATTCTGATCTGTTTGTTCACGGTATGACCCATTATCATTGAATCAGAAAAGACATCCCTGACAACCGCGAGAATAGTGAACTCTCCTGGCAGGTCTATGATGGGCAGAAAATCGAAATAGGTATCAGCGTCGCCATCGCCAAACTTTACCGCTGGCTTGGACCCGAAGACGTTCGTTTTGAATACCGGACGATTTTCCGGAGTTGCTTGTTCGCCATCGTGATTGTTCCCGGTCTGGTCGATCCACTCATTCCCCGAGTCCCCGATCACCGTAGAGTCCGGCAAACTGTAGCTGTCAGCTTTCCACCAGGCAATAATGCCTGGAAAAGAGTCCGGCGTGATTCCGGGCAGGCAGGCGGGAGCAACGCGCAGGCCCGTCGCCGGGGCTTCGACTTCCACCGAGCAGGATGGAGTTACACGCAAGCTCATGTCGAAAAAGATTGCGTTTCAGGACTGATATTTTTAGAATCGCGGCGACGAGTTGGTTCCAGCCAACCCGCCGCCACTGACACAGCGTTAAACCTGAAAGACTGAACGCCATGCTTAAAAAACCATCCCTTGCCGGGCAAAAATTTGCCAGAGTTTTGGTTCTCGGAGATGCACCCCCGAAGATTCAGAAGAACGGAGACCGTAAAAGCCGAAGCCGATGTCTGTGCGATTGCGGAACGGAGTTCATCACCCACAATTACTGCCTGACTTCCGGCAATACACGTTCTTGCGGATGCTTGCAAAGAGAGACTTCGTCGAAGTGGATGACAGAAAAGAAGACGACGCATGGGATGACGCACACGCGCATTTACAACATCTGGCACGGCATGTTGCAGCGCTGTCTCAATCCAAACAGCACCGGATTTAATGAAAGCTACGGCGGACGAGGCATTACTGTTTGCAATCGCTGGCGGACCTTCGAGTTGTTTTTCGAGGACATGGGGCCAGGGAAAATGGGCTGGAAAGTCGAACGAGTTAACAACGATGCTGGGTACACGCTTGAGAATTGCGTTTGGGCCACTCCTAAAAGGCAGGCGCAAAACAGGAGGGACAATCGAATCGTCACAGTTCAAGGGGTTACTGGGTGCCTTAAGGAACTGTGCGAAAGGTTTCATGTAATTTATTCCCGTGTTCGCGACAGGTTAGAACGCGGGTGGGATGTGGAGTCGGCCTTCTTTACCCCGAAGCGAATAAATCAATATGCCTGATCTCACGCTTCCTCCAGCAGATTCAAGCTGCAGAATTCGCCGGTGTCACGGTTTAAGACCTTGAGGCAATCGTCAAACCGGTATGCTCGCGCCGAAGCCGAAATACTTCCCATGTCGGCCTTGCGCGGTCCAAGCTCGATGGCAGCCTCGGCACCCGAGCCAGTAATCGTGATGCTCATAAAGTCCTCCAGCGTGGAATTCCAGATGTGGAAAAATCCTCCGAAAAATCCGTACCCGGCAGCTTCCGGTGTGACGCACGCGTCCCAGGTCGGAGCCGCGATCCCCGCGCCAATAACGAATGCCTCATGGCCAACGGCGCCAGCAATGGTGATTTTGTGGTACAGTTCGTCAGGTCCGAGCAAATACAGGAAACCTTCGAAGAAGCCACAGTCACCACCTTCCCAGCAGCATTTCATCGGGCCGGTGCAATCGCACGCTCCCGCTTTTTCGGGCTGCGGTGATGTGAATGCTGGCGGACCTTCCGCCCGGCGTTTCCAATCCAGGTGCAGGCGCGTCCGAATCCCCATCATTGAAGCGTTGCCCGCGTAGCTCTGCCAGTAGGAACCGGCCAACACCAGGTCTTTATCGACCTCTCGCGCGATGTGGGATTTCACGTAATAGGCCACGGCCTGCGCTTCTTCGTCCCCGAACCGCACGACATCCGAATCACCAAACGCGCCTTTCGTCCCGCTCCAATAAAGCCAGATGGCGGAAGTCGGCGTGACCTTCGGGAACACGATGAACTTGTCACCGAATGGGTCAACGATTAGAAAGTATTGCCGACCCGTGATCCGTGGTTTGCCGCAGAACAAATCCATCCTGCTCTCGAAAGGGTATGGGACAAAAGGTCTGCTCGTACATGGGCAGGTCGCCGTCGAAATGTAGTACGCATCTGTGATGACGCCTTCGGGAACAGTCCCCACCGATGCCTCGCCTTCTTGCGTGAGATCAAATTCTTTGAAGACCTCGCGGTGGCGTTCGCGCAACTGCGGAACGTAGCTCTGCAAATCCAGGAGCGCCGCGGTGATCATCCGGTCAAAGTACTTCGCGCTGCCCAGCGAGACGCCGTGGCGGGCGCCATCAATCGTCACAAGGTCGCGGATTGCGGTCCGGAAATCGGCAAAGCTCTGGCTCATGGCAGTGGCGGCATTGTTGCGATCAACGGTTTTGGATCGCTGTCGTACTTGGGCCTGCGGGACTGCGACGTGCTGCGGGAACGGGCGGACCTCTCGCCCATGTCCTTCTTGGGCGCCTCTGCGTTCTGCGATCCTTCGATCGGTTTCACCGCGCCGATCTTCAGCACCTCATCCAGCGAATCGAAAATCTTTGGAACCGCGGCGACGGGAGCGGGAGGGCCGCTGCCCGGCTTTGGTTCATTAACGACCACCACGCCCGCAGGGCGATCGGCACGGTTTATTATTGCCGCTTGGAGAGGTGGCAGCAGTGGCGATGCGGCTAAGCGCGGCGAGTTCCTTGGAAGCGGTTTTTTTTTGACTGCGTCTTTGTACTCCTCCTCCGTGATCCGCGCGATGCCGGACTTTGGCTTCCGGCTCAACTCGTCCAGGCCGTCGACGATGCCCTGGTCCTCAACGGCGGCAACTCCTTCCCATGCCCCGGCGAAAAACTTGTAAACCTCGAACGTCACAAATCTGCCGTCGGGCAGCTTCGTGCTCCGGGAAGCGTTGGCTGTGTGGTAAAATGTCACGATGCCGTTGTAGTCTCCGGTTTGCGACATAGCAAGAACACATCCTCTCCCCTCAATTCGTCCGGATAATTCAGGTCTTTGATGAGCAACATGAGTGCCCGGTGCTGCTTGTCCGAGATCGCGTTCCGCCAAACGTCCAGGGTCTCCCTGCGCAGGATTTCAAACTCCACCGAGCGCACCATTTCGTCCAACTGATATGGGGTCAGTTCCCGATAATGCGGCGGGTAGATCATGGGCGGCGCGAGATTCAGCGCGTGATGGATCGCCGTGATGCTGCACGGGTTTGGTGTCGTGACGAACAAGTGCCCTCCGGGCCGAAGGCTCATCCAGCAACTTGCCAGGACGTTGTGGACGCCGGTGCCTTTCCACTCGGTTTGGATGCCCTCATGCTCGGCGTCTTCGATGTGCTCCAGAATTTCGGTGCAAATAATCAGGTCGCAGTCACGGACGATGAAGCCGTTGCGCAGATCTCCGCCGTAGTAAGGCACCAGTTTTCCAGGCCAGCGTTTGCGGATCATTTCCGTGAACCGGCTTTCGCCGCCAACGTCCAGGATGCGCTCGGCCTTATCCGCGAATGGCGCGATCCACTTCAGGCTTTCAGACCAGCGTTTCGCGTGAACTTCTTCGTAGGTGTCGCTCACGGTTTGTAACAGCACCGAGGCGTCAACGATGTTTCCGGTTCGTGTGCCCATAATTACTTCCCAGCTTCGTACTGCCGATACATCTGCTCATCAATTTCCTTGCTGTCTTTCCGGTTCTCGATCAACGCGATGACGTTCGTATCCGCCGTGGCCATGTAACCACGCGGCTGGTAGAAAGGCGATTTTATTTTGCGCAGTTTCCAGGGCACAATCTGGCCGCGGTGCAGCAATGGCATGGGGCCGTTCTCGGCTTCGAAGTAACGCGGCTTGGGTTGCGCGTAGGCAGTTGGAGATTCCCAGTGGATCGCTTCAATGGACGCGATGGCATCGAAGGAGTCATTGACGCCGACCGAGACGAAGACATCGGTTTCGGACTTCGGCTCCATCCATGATCCAACCGGAAACACCACCAGCGGGTTCCAATTCGGCACGGAAGGATTTTGAAAGATCGGGTCCAGTTCACTGGCGCGCAGCAACGCCCCTGAGACGGCCCGTATCTTGAACGGCGGCTTGGCGTCGAACATGTACGCGCCCATCGCATATCTGCGTTTCTTCTCCCGGTGCGCGGCGTGGCTGTGAAAGAAGGTGAGGTAGGCATCACCAATTCGTAACGGTGGCGTTCCCCCGCGCAGCGCTTCGCCCCAGGGCCAGTTCAGCGGCGTGTCCGACCGATACTCGTTCATCGGCGTCTTCAGATCGCTGCTCAGCGAAACGACGATGTGCGGTACGATTGAATAAACGAAGTGGAGCCGGCCTTCATGGGAAAAGAACTGCCAGTTCTTCTCGGACTTGGTTCCGTTCCGCCCGTACTTGATCGTGATTTTCTCCTCCGGTTGGAAGTCCGGCCCGAGCACGGCGATTTGTTGGATGCTCTGGAATGGGACGCGTTCGTAAATCCCTTCCGTGAACGCCAGGTGTGATTTGCCTTCATGCAGGAACACCCGGGCATCCTCAAAACTTCCTTTGCCTTCGATGTCCAATGGTTCCTCCGGGATGAGTTCGTTGTCGAAGCGTCGCTGCCAGATCAGACGGCTGCGTTTCTGGTCCGGGTCATAGGCGCGCGAGCAAAACCGTTTCCCGTCAGCCGTGCCCGAGTTGTAGGAGTGGAATACGCTGAGCAGAGGCTTTACGGGGATGCCTTGCTTCGTTATCGACGGGATCGGGTCCACGCGTGCGGTTGTAGGCCAAAAGGAAACGGCCCGCAAGCCAAGACAACCTGCGGGCCGCTACCAAGGAAACACCAACACACCAACATGCAAACAGCGGTTTACCAGACCGCCTGAACTCGTATCGCCACGAGCATCCGCCAGGCAATTGGCCAAGTCAACGAGATACTTAACTAGCTGCTGTGCATGGTTTGGCCTCAAGCACGGCACACTCGTCAGAAAAATTCTCGATCACCAAATGCCGGTTCGGATCGCCAAGCTGGCATTGGATCGTCTTGGACTGAAGCTGGTAGTGATTCACGTTGGGCTGGATCACACAGTTGTAGAGGTTGTCCGCGATATTAGTCTGCCGGTTCACGCTCCGGGTGTCGGCCATCGCGACGCTGAAATCGCTCCAGTCGGGGAACAGCAACGAACGCCCGCGCGACTTGATCGCATCCGGGAACGCGCTCAGATGATCGTCGAAGTAATCGTCGTGGAAGAAATTCACGATGATGCCGTCTTCGGGGAACTCGAACTTGTCGTAGTTCCAGAGGACTTGGTTCTGGAACGTGAGTTTCTGGCCGGGCGTGTAAAACCGGGTCGTGTCCAGGCCGTAGCGATCCTTGACGTAGGCGATAAACGCCGTCTGCCAGAGGACGAAGGTGAACCGGTCTCCGAAGCAATCAATCTCCACCATGCCGGAGAGGCCGCGATGCCGGCGGATGGCGTAAAGCATTGCCTTGATCAAGTCGATGTCCAACGCCGCGCCGTTCATGTCAATGACACGGCCGCACTCGGCAAGTTGCGTCCGGAACCCGAGCGTATTCGCCTTGTACTCCATGAGGCACCGGTCATCCGCCGCGTCCATTACCTGCGGAAGATCCTGATAACCGTTGGAGGACGACTGCTTCTCATTGATGCGCTGGCCGTACCAAAGCGTGTTGTAGAGGTCGCGTTCCTCCTGTTCACCCTGTCGCTTGCGTTGCATTGCCAGGTCCAACCTGCGGAATTTCTGGAAGAACGTTCCGGTCAACGGCGCCTGCAACGCCTTCACGTACTCGTCGTTGTAGCACCATGTCGAACGGATTGTCTGCCACCAGAACTCGCGGAACTTCAGCGTGAGTTCGGAAGGATACTGATAGCACCAGCTTTCGTAATTGGAGACCGAATTCGCCAGGTTGAGAACAACACCGGTCAACGGTTCGAACACGTCCTGTTCATCATCGGTCAATGCCGCCCAGCCCGTGGCGGTGTAAGGCGGCTCGACATCTACGTTCGCCTTGCTGACGCCGCCGGAATCAGCGTTCAACGATCCCAAAACCTTGAACTGCAGCGTCCTGGAAACTCCGCTCACCGGGTCAAGAGTCAGCACAGTGATGTATTTGCCAGGCAGAAAATACTTCTCGATATTCACAAGGCTCGTGGCGAACTGGCCGGCCTCATTGACGACCTTGATCCGGCGCGCTCCGGCGTGTTGGCTGGTGTAAACCCCGCCAGGCGTCGCGATGGAAGTTTCGATGACGAAATAGTTCGAGTTCACCACCGATCGCTGCGGCACCAGCGTAAATGGCGAGATGACGGATTTACCATTTTGATCGCCGCCGATCGTTCCCTGCTTCCCAGGGCGAATCCTGGACATGATGAGATCCGTCAGGGCGTTCTGCCTCACGCCCGTCATCCTTAGCTCCTTGGTTTGAGCCAGGATGCGGTCCATCCCAACTTCCTTTAAACCAAGGTTTTCGACATCGGCGGCGGTCCATGCTTCGATGGAGGCGCGTGTGAGGCTACATCCACAGCTCTCATCGACTGTGATGAGGCGCGGCGAACAGTTGTCTATTAAGCTCATGCTGGCCATTTTGAGACCAGAAGGCTGGAAGGCAACGGAGGCGGGCGAAATTCCTAAAAGTATTTTTTAAGCTGCCGAAGACTGCTGAACATTTGCGTAATCGCAAAATGCGGATGGCAGCAGGACGATCCTTCCGGCATGGACGGCCCCGTGGTGTTTAGGACATAGCCACGCCACCAAAAGCCGTCTGGAGTAATCTGGATGGTGAGCCTGAGCCGTTTCATTTCCGCAAACGACGCACGGTTGCCTCGGCACGTTTTTGCTGCTCATCCACCACCACAGATAGCCCTGCGCCCGCTTCTTCTCAGGATTCTCGGAAAGCCATTTTTGAAGATGCAGTTTATCGTTCACTCCTTTGCGTCTCGGCAATGACCTAAAGTATTCTAAACGACAGTCTTGGCAGTGGTTTCGCCTGCTGACGACGCCACGGTCAACGCGTAAGGCGAACTGGTCAATCTCCTTGGTATCATCGCAGACCTTGCAGACCCTTGTTTCCATGCCGAATCCCCTACTTCTTTGGAATGCCAAGGAGGGCAAGCTCGCCGTCGGACAGCGCTTGCTGCTGGCTGACGGCTCCGCCGCCCTGGCCTGGGGCTGCGGACACCCCGGCCCTCGGCGATCCAACCGGTTGCGGGGCCGGAGCGGCTGCGGCAGGGGCACCATTTGGTGCTGGCGGATTTGCGGAAGCTGGAACCGACGCGGCGGGTTTCACGTAGCCAGCCTTGGCAAGCCGTTCTGTTTCCTGAGTTACCAACGCTTTGATATGATCTTTTGTATTCCGCTCGATCATGTTCAGCACGTCTTCATCGGAGAACGTCCAGTGTTTTGAGGCTGCTTCGTCGGGGTTCCGGGCATAGATTTCATTGAACTTTCCGCGCGGCAGGAAGGTCTTCGGCGTGCCGTCTTCACCATTTCTCACCCGTTTGTCCGCGCCATTTGCGGCGAACACGTCGCCGGCCCGGCGGATGAACCGCACCAACCAGTCCTGGACCGGGTTATCCGGCTTGAATTCCTTCACACCGTTGGTCATCGCCAGGAATTCAGCAGCAGCCGATTGGCCTTGGTTGTAAGCCGATACAACGATTGGCGTGAAGATCGGGTCGGCTTCAAGCGCCTTGTCCACGCCGTCCTTGCCTATGGTTTGGGCCACAGTGGCAATGATTGAATCCTTTTCGGCGATCATCAATTGCCCGACGTTATCCTGGAACTTCGCCAACCGACCTTCTATGACCGGTTTGACTTCCAGGATGGTCTGGCGCCGTTTGATGGCCTCGTTCTCAGCGGCAAACTTCTCGGACACCTTTTTCGTTGTGGATTCCTCGACCTGGGCAACCAACCGATCGGTCTTGAGCCGTTCCCATTTTGTCGGTTCAATCGCTGGGCGGTTATCCTCCACGAACTTCGTGAATTCCTTGTCATCGTCATCGTAGGTGCGTTCGCCGTCTGGATCTTTGGCTTTGGCCGCGGCGACGTATTCGTCCACGGCCTTGTAGAAAGCGACGAACTTGGACGGCAACCCCTGGCCTTTGAACTCAGTAACGTTAGCGTCGGCCCATTTAGCCAATTCGATCGCTTCCTTCTCCTCCGGTCCAAGCTGAGAAATGTATGGGTCGTCTTGGGGCGCGGCTGGGGCGGGAGCAGGCGTTTGGGCTGCGGGGGGCGGAGTAGCAGCGGACGGGGGCTGCGCTTCGCTAAAAGCCTTCCTGACGGCTTCCTCCACGGTCTGGGAGATCGGCTTCTCTTTCCGGACAACAACGCCGGGTTGGGGCGCGGCTGGGGCAGGCGTTCCTGGGACCGCCGTACCGGGCGGAGCCACGGCGGCTTCGCCCGGCGGCGTTCCAGGAGGCTGCGCAGGCGGGGTGCCAGCCGGGGCGGGCGGCGGGGCGGGAGTTCCCGGCGCTGCTGGCGCAGGCGCGGCCGACGAAGGCGTTGGATTTTCCAGAACCACGCCAAGATCGTCGAAGATGCTTTTGAGCATGGGATCCTGGGCACCAGTGGGTATCGGCGCGGGCGCGGCGGGCGGAGTTCCTGCCGGCGGAGCAGGCGGTGGCGGTGGCTGGGCTGCCGGTGCTGGCGGAGGGGATGCGACGGGCGCTGACACGTTAGATTTCCATGTAGGTAGCGTTTGTAAGGCCCAGTTTGTTCATCGCCTCCACGTATTCTTTGGTGTAATAATGCGCGATCAAACTCGTCTGATACCAGAACGGGACGATGGGCGCTCTGATTGCCCGCCACACCCGTTCGTAGGTCGTTGCCGGCGGCAGGATGGCGAAGCCGAATGCCGCCGCCGCCAGAGTTTTGATGAAGGAGCGCTTGTTCATCCGATTCTCCTACCGTCGTTTTCGTCGTTCATTATCCCCACACCGGGAACGAAGCACACGGCTTCGGCTACAACGTAGCTGCCGTCAGGGTTCCTTTGCTGGGTGGAAACCTGCAGTACGGCCCCTCCTGGGACTTCCATCGCCTTGGTGGATTTCATCCAGCCTTCATCCTGGCTGGACGCTTTGCACAGGAGTTTCCAGGAATCGACGTTGCCGACGACCTTGATGTCCGGAACGTTCGCGCGGGCGCCGGATACGTCCGAGTTTGTAATGGTTTTTGGTGTCATAGATCGTTTTCTTTCTTCTTCGCCGAGAGCTTCGATTTGTTCCTTCGTCCATCTCATTGCGGCGGCATCATCGGGCCTGGACCTAAAGGCGGCGCACCGTTCCCGCCCGCGCCCGCTTTGCTCAAAGCCGCTTCAACACCGTCCATCCTCTTGGCCAATTGTTCCAGCGTGGACGTGATTTGCTCCAGCGCTTTCTGGAATTCTTCGTTGGCGCTCGGCATCATCGGTTCGTTGCCCTTCGGGTCTTCGTCATCCAGGTGCAGATCGAACGCGCCGGAGAGTCGCGCGACCTCGTTGAGAATTCCACACATTTTGTTGCGGGTCATCGCTTCCTGGAACGCCGGTATTGGGAACACCGTCTTCATGAATTCACTGAGCGTCTGGGCCGCTTGCTGGTTGGACGCCCGATCCGCCCCGTCCCGGCTGGTGAAAATGTACTCATGCTCCAGAGCGCGCTTCGCCCCGGTGATCGTCCCGGTGAGCCGGCCGAAGCTCTGCGCGGCTTCCTCATCGTCCATATCGGAAATCTCAAGCCCAGCTTTCTTGATCGTCGCAGGGGAATAACGTCCGATGATCGGGACTTTGAAGTTAGGTTCGCCGAATGCCATGTAGGCTTCGTAAACGATCCGCTTCACTGCGCTCCTGAATTCGTCGATGGCATCGGAGATGAAGTTGTAAACCGATTCGGTGGTTCCGGCGATCAAGTTCGTCTCCGTGGCGGAGATTTCGCGTGGGGCCGGCTGGCCCTGTTCCTGTGGCGACAACGCCAGGGTCCGCTCCATGAGTTGCATCAGGCGCAGCATCGCCTCGAAGATGAGCGTGATCTGCGCCGAGGACCGCGTTTCCACCAGCTTGACGATGTCCTCGATCTTGAGGCCCAACTCCGCGAGTTTTGCGCGCGAGATTTCCAGAATGGTCGTTTCGCTGCGCCAATTCTTTCCCTGCGTCCGCTTCCGAAACAACGTGAGCATTTCAGGCGTCAACACGTCGATGTCCAGCACCATGATCTTCTGGTTATCCCCGGAAAGCGCCAGCAGGAGGTAACTCACCAGGTTTGTCATGTGATCCTGCCAGGCAAGAAGTTCATGGCCGATGCCCAGGTTCACCTGGCGATCATCACGCTCATTGAAACTCAAGACCGCTGCCGGGCAGTTGGGCAGGATCTCCGCGTAGATGACCGTGTTCCAGCCGGCAACGACGAAGCGAACCCAGACCGGATACGGATACGTGCCGATGCCCCATTCGCTGGGAGTGAGCTTTTCAAAATACTCAGCTTTCACCACCGAGACATCATTCGCTTCCCCGGAGTAGTAACCGATCAGGTTGCTCCGATCGTTTGAACTTGTTGCATCGGCCCAGTTATCAGGCGGTGCGGGCGGCGTGATCTTCGTGTAGTACTGGGAGAAGTATTGGGCGTAGGTGGCGAACAGTCCGATATACGTCTGGTTGTAACCCACCTCCTTTCGGTTCCAATAAAGCGGATTGGTGGCGATGTCACCGAACCTTGACACGTCCCAGAAACCGACGTAGGTGCAGCCCGAGTCCGAATTCAACGACGCCAATGGATACGCGTTGTCCCAGAACACGCGGGTCGGATGCGGCGTCACCCATGCCAGCCCTTCCCGCGTCACAACGGATTCGAACGTCGGATCGCTGGTGTCGCCAGGGGCCTTCGATTTCTCGGCCCATTGCATGTCCCGTTCCCAGGCGCACCGGACGAAGTCAATCGAATGCCCGTACAACATCGCGTCCCGGTACACCTGGGTGTGGTGATGCTTGTAATCGAACTGGTCGGCCATGATGTCCGCGCGCTGGGAGAACACGTCCGCGCGGAGCTTGCCCACCTGCGACGTGCTGCGCGGCTCGTACTTCAGATACGGGAACAAGTTGTTGTACTTGTTCGATTGCGCCGCAAGTCTTCTGGTGGTGATGCTGCGGACCAAGTTGATGGAGACATCGAAGAACCGCGGGGCGTCGATCCCGGTGATCGTCCCCTTCTCATCCTTCTTCACGAATTCATCGGTGCATTTGAGCGCCGCCAACTGGTTCGCGCAGGAAGAAACGTCGATCCGGTTCTGGGCGTAAAGCACCAACGGATGAATCTTCTGAGCCAACGGCGGCGGTTCCCAGGCGAGATCCACGGCGGAATAAAACTGGTAGTTTTTCAGCGAATGATTGATGTGTTCCATGAGCCGGTTATTGATCCGGTCCTCGAACTTCTTCCGCGTGTCGCAGAGCTTCTTCCGTTCCTCCTTTTCTTCCTCGGTAAAATCCCCGCCTTCAGCCAAAGGCGTAGCCGTGAAGATTTCTTTCAACCTTTCGTTGGTTGTCCCGACGGATTTGAGAGCGGAGAATCGGATCATGGCGGATAAAACCGGTTGTACAGCCAATGCTTCTTCCTTTGCTCTGCCAGCCGGCGCGCCGTGATGCTGCGCACAAGGTTGATGGTCGCGTCGTGGAACCGCGCCATGTCGATCCCGGTGCCGTTGTTCCCTTTGCACTCCTCACAGTCAATCAGGTTTCCGGAATCAGGGTGCCGAAGATGTCCGGCCCCATTGCAGTAGTCGCAAACTCGTTTCTCCATGTAGCCCATCTGGTAATTGATCATGCCGTTCAAAACCATTGCGAGCACCAGAAGCAATATGGCCCCAATCGAAAGGTCAGCGTCAAACACGGCGGCTATAAGCATTGCATACGGAATACTTCCGATTAGCAGCATTATGCAGATTTTGAACCAGCGTGGGTTCATGCCGCCTCCTCGTTATCCCAGACCAGCCCTTTCGCCGCCAGCGCGTCCTGGACGTGGACGTCGCGCAGCCCGAGTTTGAACTTCACCAGCTTGTCGAATTGGATCGCGAGGTAAAGTGGCCATTTGTTCTCCTTCAAATGCCTCGCGATTTCCTTCCGGTCGAACAGCCCGGCAACGGCGCAAAGCTCGTGAACCGTGCATCTAAAAATTGACGCGACTTGGCAAATTTTCGCGTTGGTCCAGAGATGCAAATTCGCTTTCTCGTATTCCCATTTCAATGCTTGCACCCAAGGGGACGGCCCGCCTGTGCCCTGCAAAAACGCATCGAGTTCCCGGATTGGAGCAAAACTCGGCCTTCCGCACCTACCGCCATCATTTCGAATCCCTTTAGGCATGATGAGTTTTGTACGTTCCAGATGGCATCACGGCGCGACGTAGGGTTCCTTCTCCCCGGATGGGCCGGCGCTCATCACGGCCATTACGGGTTCGGAGGCATCCGGCTCGACACTGGTGGGTTCGCCCTCGGCGTCCGGTTCCTCCGAAGTGATTTCCTGGATCGTGCAGGACGCGCCATCGGGCGTGAGTTCGTCCAACTGGAATTTCACATTGAGGGAATACTCTTTCCCAACTTCCCAACCGGAAAAAAGCGCTTTCAAGTCCGGAGAACTGGCGAAGTCCCACGTTATTTTATTGCGTTGGTTTGAAGCCATGACCGGAAGCAAACACCGCTTTTCAGGCCAAAGTCAAGCCGGGCGTCACGGCGGCGCAACGCGCGCGGGCGAGTTTCACGTAATCTTCCGACAGTTCGATCCCGATGGCGTTTCGGCCGAGTTCGAGCGCAACGGCTGCCGTGGTCCCCGAACCGAGGAAAGGGTCAAGGCATGTTGCAGGAATCGGTTCGCCCGCTTCGCATTCGCACGTTGCCGCCCATCCCAGAGTTTTCACGCGGTAGGTTCCATCCTCATCGCTGCCGTCGGCTCGGCTTCCCGTTCTCTGGCCGATGCCCTGCTCATCGTCCAACTCATGGTTCACCCATGAGCCTTTGCCGATGGTGCCTCCGGTCCTTTCAGCGATGCGTTCGTAAGGGTTCAAACAACGCGGGCAAACTCCCTTGGCCGAAGTACCGGCGAGGATGCAGGGCTTGACCAGCGCGGTTGGGTACGAAGCGTAATGTTCGTCGGAGGACGGTTCGCTGGCGATGGTCCAAACGCTCCGCTTATTCCGGCTGCCGACCAGGTCCGTCACCGCCGCGTGAAAGCTCTCGTTCGCCTTCGTCCCGCTTCCAGCCGGCGCCGACTTCGGGCCAACACCCGCAATGTTGGAGCGCCCAACGGCGCGTTCAAGAACCATGCGTGAGTTCGGCCCGTTCGCCCGCCGCATGTGGGCATCGCCTGTCACCGGCTCCTTGATCGCTTCAGCGTCGAAGAAATAATGAGGGCGTTTCGTGAGGAGGAAAACGTAGCTGTGCGCTTTCGTCGGTCGATCCTGGACTGACTCGGGCATTGGATTCGGTCGCGACCAAATAATGTCCGAGCGCAGAAACCAACCGTCGGTGCGTAGCGCAAAGGCCAGCATCCACGGCGTTCCCATCAGGTCTTTTGTTTTCATCCCGTTTGGCGTTCGCGGGCGCGGCATGTCGTCTTGGACTTGTTGGCCTTTGTTATCCGACGCGCCGCTGCGATACGTTGCGCGATTTCCAGACGTGTAACTGTCGCCGCATTCGACCCACAAAGTCCCACTCGGATGGAGCACACGGCGGCACTCACGGAAAACGCTCACCAGCTTCGCGCACCATTCTTCGGGTGAACCCTCAAGTCCGATCTGACCAGCAACGCCGTAGTCTCTAAGCCCGAAAAATGGAGGCGAGCAAATGCAGCAGTGGACGGAGTTCTCCGGCAGAGTTTCCAACATCGTGAGCGCATCGCCTTGAAGGATCGTCAGCATAGGTCAGGCTGCCGCATAGATTTGTGGAATAGCT